CCGACCAACCGCCCACTATTCTTAAATCAAAAACGCGACAACCGAACTCCATCGGAAGGTGGAGCCATCGGCTAAGGTCACGTATAGAATAGATTTGAATTTGCCTTTTCCACGAACAGTGTCGCGGCACCGTCGACCGGAAGCTAAGTACATTAGGTACTTAGCCCATTGACGGGCGCACAAGTTGGTGACCACAGCCCGGGCATCTTTCCACTCGTAGCCGTAATGCAAAGTTGCACCACGAACATCGAGTTGAAGTAGCTGTCCGAACTTATGGAGTCGTCTCATCATAGTTTTCTGCTTAACTAACCCACCCTCTTTTGAAAAAGGGAAGGGAGCGAGACAGCAGGAGACTAATGGAGAACCTGTGAAAAGGTCCTCACTGTACTGAGCCCCCTTGCGGGGTCCTGGCAGCAAAGCGTCAGGCAGTAAACGTTCAATCTTTCCATACAAGGGAAGAAACTCGGGGTGCACTAAACTGAGCCTTCCGACCTTATTTAAGATCGTTAGAACCTCAGCTTCGTTGACTGGGAATCGAAAGTCAAAACTTTCGATATAACCAATCCCATCGAAGTAGTGGGCGCCGCAGGATTCTCGGTAACCATCATTAATATGCGTTTTTTGCACATTAACGATGAGGTCGCCACCTTGTATAGCCTCGATGACCGCGTTCGCAACGTCAGAGGCGACAATTATGTCGTCGCCAAAAACTGTCGCTGTCGGGTCAAAAGATCGAGCGAGACAGGTCAAGATTAAGGACATCAACTCGAACGTGAAACCATTTCCCATTGACGAAACCTTTTTGATGAAATAAAACTCACCATCGAGGCCCAACGTCATTTCTGACCGAGATTCCGAAACTAAACGGAATATTCGTCGAGGAAGGAGATATTCAACTAATCGAAGTGATATGCGATCACTCGCATTTTCCAGATCGATAGTCGCGACTTTTGGGTCAGCGATTCTGCTCTTATGCTTTTCAGCAAGAGAAGTCAGATCGATCCCGAGTTTGTCATTTAGACATTCTCGTATCCCTAAACCTACCCGTCTTTGGGTGAGGATATTCGCTAGCGGCTCGACGCAGATGGGCCTATCCTTCTCATTGTTCTTTGGAACAGTAGAGAAGCGGTTCCCTTCTACGATGGTCGTGATTTGACTCAATTTAAATCGAAACACCTTATATGCCGCATTCCTCTTCTTCGAGAAATGTTGCCATAGAAGATAATCGGTTCTCTTTGGACTAAATCCAGACCGCCGCAGCCACTCCGCATATCGTTTCTTTAATGCGGCCTTTAAACCATGGTGAGAATAAACTGTTTCACACCATAATTCAAAATTATCAGCCGTGCAAGTCCACTCTGACCTCCCAAGCTTCGATTCAATAGAATTAAAGCCGAGAGTAGGGGTGAACTCACTCCCGTTCGAAAAAGCAACGGGACCTAGCCGAAAGTCCTTAAGGACTCGGGCTATAAGTAAACGAGCGGAGGCCCACGAGAGTGGGTAAAGATGAAAATCCGGGAGGGAGTTGTCCGTTGACAACCAGTTAACCCACGCTTTCTCTCGCCGCGTAGAATCACCGGCTGCAACAGGAAGCTCTAATTTAGACTTGAATCTTTTGAAGATAAAACCCAAATCTTTCTTGTCTGACTTGATGTCAAAATCAAGAAGAGCTTTGCCAACAGCATTGATCGTGCTTTTGTGCAGTTGCATACCCCATCCAATCTAGGTCGCTTTTGGAACGACCGGAGCAGTGGTTGGGTTGAATCCTTGAAAGAAATGTTCAGAATTCCAGTTGTCAATCTGGTCTCTGAGCGCCTCTAAAAGGACACCTATGCGCGTCGCCGATTCCGCCGCACCCGAAACTCGGATACGGATGGAAACGGGATCGATTGCTGCAACACCGCCAACGGTTACACTATTTGCATCATTGCAAATAATCTCTGCCATCAAATTTTTGACAGAAACACCGTTAAGCGTCTTCATGGAAGACGTATTCCGAAACCTGATCGTAAGACCAGGGACTGCTGGATCCGAAAACACCAAACCGGTGGGTTCGGTCTTCAGTAATTGTAATGTAGCCATAGTTAGTGGCCTTTCTTTGAAAACTTAGAGCGAAAGCTCTTAATCTGTTGATGGGAAAGGAACACGCTGTCTGTCCATCGCTTCCAATTTAAGGAAGGTTGGATAATCAAATGATTCGTGTCCGACCGATCAAAGGGATCCCGGGCGTAATCGTCGTAAGTCACGACGCGTAACGCACCAACTGTTTCACGCTGATTTGTAATCGTCGTGAATTTAGCTGGCTCACCGACCCAACACGGATCGTCGCCGTAAAACCGCCCCCAATTGTCAGGCTGAAAACTTTCGTTGACAGAGACATGAAGGGTGTAGATCTCTTTGACTTGTGTGCGGATAGCCACACACGACGCTGTCCGACTGGCCAAATCAGCCGAGAAGGACATAGCAATCCAATCGCCTATATTGATAAACCAATCCACAACAAAACTGTAGGGCATTAATTCCCATGCAGTCGAGAGCGGATTGAAACCAGTATGAGCTAATTGGGAAGTTAGCACACTTTGAAATTTCGAAATAACGGTTGCAGATACCCGGACGCTCCCACCCACATCTAAACGGATGTAGGAAGTTGGAAAATTCACATTTTGATTCAAAGTAGGGTTCACAACAATTGTAGAACCGTCCCTTGTAATCTCCATGCGAGTCCAAAGCTTCTGGATATCCCTGTAAGACCACACTAGTGGCATTACGCCGTATCGAAAAGTAAGCCACGCGTTTCCAATCTGTCTAAAAGCACGTTGAGTACTTCGAACGAGCTTAAAAGGCGGGATCAGAGACGCGGCCTTCAAATCAGTTGAAGAAAACCGATTGAAGAATCGTGATAGTAGAGACTTCGTTTTCTTTGAAGCATCACCGAACATATGTAAGGTTTCTTTAGCCTCACCTAATTCGGATAATGCATCATAGTCACGGATAGATTTCATACTCGCACGATTTTTGACTTCAGTGACAGCAGCTTGAACGGCGTTTTGATCGATGAACGAGGATTGAACAATCGGCAATTCACTATGCCAAAGCTCAAAATCTCGAACATCGTTCCAGTGAGAATAATCAAACGAACCCTGCTTCATTTCACAGAGTTTGATATAATTATTCCCCGAACAATTATTCGGGTAAGCTGGTTTAATCCGCCATTTACTGTCGAGACGACGACCCTGCCATCCACCGATGTGATAAACCCCAACAAGGAAATTTTCAGTTTTCCTATGTTGAATGTGTAGAGGAGTCATCCGATAAAGGAGACTCTTCCGCACATCTCTCATTTTCAAGCGTTCCTTATAGGGAATGCTAGAACGAGAGAAAGTTTCATGAGTCGGCTCGTAAACGGCCGTCGCAGTATCAGAAGGGGTGCCATCATAATCCATGGTCCCCCTGCTGAAATTAAACTGCGTTCCGTTACAAGGGGACTCATTAACTTGGGTTCCGTCCCACGAATTAACGTGGGCACGGTGAACATCGGTGAAACGATAGTAGGTCGTCATAACTCAGCTAACTCCGCTTATATTAACCAGATGGTTAAATAAGCAAAATAATGAAGACCATTATTTGGCCTTCATGACAACCCTTAAGACAACTAAGAGGAAAACGCCCACAAGGACGTAATCAAAGATTATGTCCATATGTTCCATTTCCTCAGCATCCAAAACAGAAGGGCTTCGAATAAATCTAGCCCTTTCGTCTTAAACACCTTTTTAAATGTTAAAGGGTGGGATATTAATTGAGCCCGACGACAAGACTGCCCAGCCTTAATGCGTTCAGCATAAAGGTGAGAGCAGGACTTGCAATTAGGCATATTAACCTCCAAATCCTATTTAAATAAATAGGTGAAAGAGAGATCGAAAGATC